GACGCGGCACGTCGCGGTCTGGCACCGGCGCGGGGGCAAAGATACCACGTTCCTGAACATCACCGTGTGCGCGATGATGCGCCGGGTAGGGAACTACCGGCACATTTTCCCCACCCTGAAGCTCGGGCGTGAGGTCCTGTGGGACGGCATCGACGGGCAAGGGCGGCGGTTTATCGAGGCTTTTCCTGATGATCTGATTTACGAAAAAAACGAATCGGAACTCTCCATCACCCTCGTACATCCGGACAACCACAAGAAGCCAGGCTCCCAGTGGCAACTGATGGGGACCGACCGCAACGTCAACGCGGTGGTGGGCGGCAACCCGGTGGGGTTCGTGTTCAGCGAGTATGCGCTGCAGCATCCTATGGCCTGGGTCCTGGCGCAGCCGATCTTGCGGGAAAACGGCGGGTGGGCCGGCTTTCCCTACACCCCCAGGGCACGCAACCACGGGTACGACCTGTACCAGGCGGCGCTGGCTAACCCTGCGGAGTGGTCGTGCTCGAAGCTCACGATCGACGACACACGCCGGGATGCGGAGGGCGAGAGCGGCGGGCCGGTGATCACCGCGGCGCAGGTGCGGGCGGACGTCGAGGCCGGGCTGATGGATGAAGCCACGGCGGAACAGGAATACTGGGTCTCGTTTGATTCGCCCCTCCAGGGCGCGTACTACGCCGAGCAATTCAAGCGGGCGGACGCGGACGGGCGGGTGACGACCGTCCCCTGGCAACCACAATACCCGGTGTACACGGCCTGGGATCTCGGACTGCGCGAGAGCGACACCATGAACATCTGGTTTATCCAGCCCGTGGGGGATCGCCTGAACTGTATCGACCATTACGAGAACTTTGGCCAGGGCATGGAGCACTACGTCAAGGTGCTGAAGGACAAGCCCTACATCTACGCTGGGCATCTGGGGCCACACGATATTGAGCAGCGCGAGCTGACGGCCACCCTGCCAGGCAGCACGGAAGCGCGTACCAGGAAAGCCATGGCCCACAGCCTGGGGCTCGACTTCACCACGGTGGCACAGTGGCCGGTGATTGATGGCATCCAGGCGGTGCGGACGATTTTTGCCCGGCTCTGGTTTGATGCGGTGAAGTGCAAGCTCGCGGTCAAGGCACTGCGGGAGTACCAGCGGCTGTACGATGACAAGCTCAAGGTCTTTCAGAATACCCCACTGCACAACTGGTGTAGCAATTTTGCCGACAGCCTGCGGACGTTTGCGATGGGCTACCAGGCGCAGCAACTGAGCAGGCCGCCTCAGCGCTTCGCCACCGCCAGCGGCAACCCGCTCAGCGGGCACGGGGGCCAACGCACGGCCAGTGGGCCAGGGAGGCGCTAGGATGACCCCACGGACGGCGCTGTGTCTCTCGATGGGCTGTACCTGGTATCTGGTGGGCCTGGCGGTGATGGTCTACCGCACCGGCTCGCATTGGTTCTGGTGGGTCGAGTTGATGTGCTTCGCCAGTCTTGGGGTGTACGTCAGTTGGCGCAACGCCAGGGCACTCGCCGAGAGTCGCTGGCCAGGGAGACGCGTATGAAAACGATGATCACCGGCACGGTCCACCCCTTGATACGGGCGATGAGCAAGACGGAGCCCGCGCTGTACCCTGGACCAACGCTGCTCAGGCCACGTACCCAGGCCGACGCCGACGCGCAGAAGCCGCCACCGCCCACGCTGCTGCGTCAGAAAGGGTAGCCATGGACATGCACCCGGTGGCCTCCTCGCTCATCTCCCACCTGGGCTATGACCAGGACACGCAGACCCTCGGCGTGTGCTTCTTTGAGGGGGCGCGGACCTATCACTATCCTGGGGTGCCGCATGTGATGTACGAAGGCCTGCGCCAGTCGCCCTCGATTGGTCGGCATTTTGGCCGGCATATCCGCGGGCACTACTCGGGGTTCCTGCAACCCGATGCCGAGGAGGTCGAGGGTGGCTAAGACCTATGAGGAATGGCTGCAGACGCGTCCGCCTGTCATCCAGGCCCTGGCGCGGGAGTTCCCCCCGCATACCAGCATAGTGGTCGAGGGCGAATCCCATTACGTGATTGGGTGGAACGAGGAAGACATGGTCATTATCAGTCCGGTCAACCCCAGTGAGGACTACGCGGGGGCGGTGGCCGCCCAACAGTATGTCTGTGCCGCTCATCTGAGAAAAGGAAGCACGTGGCAGTAGCTCTCGCCGACTATACCCCCAGGGCCATGCCCCGGGCGCCCTCCAAGGTGGACTATGAGCAGACCTGGCGGCGCTGGGAAGCCCTGAAGTCGCAGCGCTCACAATGGGAATTCGATTGGCAAGACATTGTGAGATATTTAGTACCAGGAGCAAATGATATAACAGAGATGCGCTCCCCGGGGGAGTCACGCACCGAGTATATCTTTGATTCCCGCGTGCTCACCCACCCCAACACCCTCGCCGCCAATATGCAGGGCGCGGTGACTAATCCGGCCATCCAGTGGTTCCGGCTCAAGTTCCGGCTCGAAGAACTCAACGGCATGCAGCACGTCAATCAATGGCTCCAGGCGTGCGATGAGACGATGCTGGCCGTGTACAACGCCAGCAATTTTTACCAGGCCTCGCACACGTACTACGTCAACCTCGGGGCGTTCGGTACCGCCGCGATGTTTGTCTCTGCCAGGCAAGGGCGGGACGGTGGCATCCAGCTCCAGTGCAAAACGCTGCCCACCGGGAGCTACTGTATCGCCGAGAACAGCGACGGGCGGGTCGATACCCTGTTCCGCGAGTGCTGGTTCTCCCCCCGGCAGGCGGTCCAGAAGTTTGGCGAGGGGTGCACGCGGCAATGTATCGAGCGGTATAGCGAAGCCGGCACGCGGGACGTTCCGGAGCGGTACGTGCACGCGGTCTACCCGCGCACGGATCGCCAGGCGGGCAAGATCGACAACCGCAACATGCCATGGGTCGATTGCTACCTCGACGGGCAGACGCACGAAGTGGTCAAGGAGTCTGGGTTCGAAGAATTCCCCTTCATGGTGTCGCGGTGGGAGACCCTCAGCAATGCCCCGTACGGGTTCGGGCCGGGCCACCTGGCGCTGCCTGATGTGCGGGTGCTCAACACCCTGACCGAGTTGAACCTGGAGCAACTGGTCCTGTGGGCACGTCCCCCGCTCCAGATGCTGCGGGAAGGCGTCATCGGCAACGTGAGCCTGGAACCGTACGCGCTCAACGTGGTCAGTGCCATGGACAACGTGAAGCCGCTCGATTTCACGGGCAGGCCTGACCTGGTCCAGATTGACAAGCAGGACCTCCGGCAGTCCATCCGCGACATTTTCTTTGTGGATGCCCTCCAGGGCCTGCCCCCTCCAGACGCCTCGAAGATGACGGCGTTTGAAGTGTCGGCGCGGATCGAGCAAATGCAGCGCCTGATGGGGCCGGCGTTCACCAGGCTCTTATCTGAGCTGCTCGACCCATTGGCGGATCGGGTGTTCGGCCTGCTCCTCCGGGCGCGGGCGCTGCCTTACCCTCCGCAAGAGGTCTTGCTGGCCGCCAAGCAACACGCCGGACAACTCGACGTGGACTATGTCGGGCCGTTGGCGCGGGCGCAGCGCGGGGTCGATATGCGGGCGATCGGTGACCTGGTCAACGCGGGGCTGCAGATGGCGCAGGCCACCCAGGACATGACGATCTGGGACAACCTGGACCTCGACGCCGCCTTCCGGCATGTGAGCGGGGTGAGTGGCACGCCGCGCGGGCTGGTGCGGGATCTGCGGGATGTGGTTATTCTTCGCCAGGTACGGCAACAGCAACAGCAACAGCTCCAGGAAGCGGAGGCCCGGCGCGAGGATGCGGCGGCGATAGGCCGCGTGGCGCCGGGCGTGGCCGCCTTACAGCAGGCCCAGCAACTGCCACTCGCGGCATAGGGGGGGGAAGAGTATGGAGCGATTCTTACGACGTCCCTGGCAATGGGCGGTCAAGTGGTGGGCGAGTCTATGAGCGTGCGTGTCTCGCTTTTGGCGTCTATCGTCGCGCCCCTGGTGGCACAGCTCGACCTGGAACTGTATCGTCCTGAGCGGCGTCTGGTGCGGGCCTGCTGGGACCTGCGAGACCTGCGCCAGGTCCAGTACCCATCGGGGATGGTCGCGTCGTGGCTGTGCAGCCTTGGGCATACCCTGCATTGTGACACGGCAGGTCGGTATCCCTGGCTCGATGAGCGCCCAGACATGGCCTCGGTTGTCGGTCCCCTCACGCTGTGGCTGCTTGCGGAAGGCGGACAGGTGGGGCAACGGAAATGGGTGGAGCTGACGGCGCACACCTGGCACCAGGAGCAGCCTACGCTGGAGCTGGTGCCCCTCCCCCCGTACGTGCTCCAGCACTGGGCAGAGATGACGCAGTTCCTACGCCCCACCACGCGCGACCCTGTGTCGGAAACCCCCGAGGTGCGGGCCTGGGTGGTTGAGTGCCAGGCGCAGATTGCGGCGGCGATGGATACCCAGATGGACCGCATGGTCCTCCAGGCGCTGGGCGTGGGGCCTACCCCTGCGGACGCCAGCACCCGCGCCGATGCCCCCACGTCCGGGGCGGGCATGACGCTGGAGCGGTTCCGTGAGGCGCGGGCAGTGCTCGATGCGCTACCGTTCCCTGTCCCTGCGCCCGACGCCAGCCGGATGAGGGCGTTTGACATCGCACACCGGATCGAGCAGATGCAGACGCTTCGGGGACGAGACAACGCCACCAGGGCGGTGGTGGCGGCGATGTCGGAGCCATGGGGCCTGGCTGGGCGCCGATCGAGCGCAGCGCCCTTGCAGGCACTACGGGACGCTGAGCAGGCGCTGGCAGACGGCAGGTATGGGGCGATCCCCGACGAGCCTGAGCCCCTCGACCACGCGCGCGAGGAGTCGCGGGGGCTGTACCTCTGCGAGACGTGCTTCGATTGTATGACGTCGCGCGTGATCGCGGCGGACGTGTCGGGGACAGGCCTGGAAATGGCGCAGTGTGTCGCGTGTGCGGGGGAGCAGGAGGCGGTGGATGGCTGAAACCTCCCCCTACGCCAGCGGCCGCCAGCAAGCCCAACGTCTGCGGGCGCTCCTGCTGACCACGGAGCGACAGCAGCGGTACGCCGTGTATGAGGCGTTCCTGACCTTTGGCCAGAGCCCGGTGGGCCTCGTGATTCTTGATCACCTGGCGGCAAAATACTTGCTCCAGGACTGTGAGACCCTGATTGACGAAGGGAAATGCCGGCTGGTGCGCTACCTCGGGCAGATGATCGCCGAGGCGCCCGCCATGCTCGAAGCCTTACGCCTGGAGGGCGAGACCCATGGGTGACCTGCTTGACCGACACGACCACGGCCCAGTCCCGGCTCCCCCGCTGCCCACCATCGTGGTGACCCTACACCCCAGGCCTGCGGGGCCAGACGGCGCGTATTTCTTTGAGGCGTCCCTGGAAATTACCCACATGCCGGGGGGCTTTCGTGGTGCCCATCACGGGCTATGCCTGGCGCTGGAGAAGGTCGCCGCACAGATGGGCGAGGAAGCCAAGCGGGAAGGCGTGGTCAAGCTCGCCACGCGGTTACCTGATGGCAATGGGCTGGTGAGGTAGCATACTGGCATGCTGGCATAATGTTATGCTGGCATGCTGTAACACGCAGTAACACGACAACCACATAGACGGTTCGGCAGCCAGTCGCGTACCTGATCCGTACGCGGCGGCTTCGAGCCAGCACGACGAGCGGGACATTGGGACCCAAACCAATGCCCCGCTTTTTTTTGCCTGGATGCCGAACCGCCCACACGAACGAGGATGATATGGCCGAAGCAGTAGCAGACGCACCAGGCACCACAACCGGCGCTCCCGCCGCAGGCACGACCACGGCACCCAGCACCGATGGGCTCACGCTTCTGGACTGGCGCGGGAGTCTCCCGGCAGACCTCCGCAGTGATCCGGTGCTCCAGCAATTTCCGCACCTCGAAGGCGCGGCCAAGACGCTCGTGTCGCAGCAGAAAATGCTGGGGCGCGCGCTGTTCGTCCCAGAGCAGGCGGACGACGCGGACGGCTGGGGCAAGGTCTACGCCAAGCTGGGCCGGCCGGAGACGTCCGCCGATTACGCGGTGCCAGAGGTCGAGTTGCCGGAGGGCATGGCGTTTGACGGCGAGTTTATGCGGGGCCTCAAAGAAGTCGCCCACGCCTCGGGCATGAGCCAGAGGCAATTCGACCAGGTGGTGGCGTTCAGTGGCCAGACCTTACGCCAGGGGGCCAACCTCCAGGGCGAGGCGTTGGCCCGCAGCCTGGACGATGGCCAGCGGGAACTGGCCAAACGGTTTGGCGCCAGTGCGCCGCGGATGGTCGAGCGCGCGAGTGCCTTCTTTGAACATATGTCAGGGCCAGCCCGTGAGAAGTTTGCCGCGAGTCCTCTGGCCAATGACCCTGACGTGGTCGAGGCGTTTGCGCAGTGGTTCGACCGCCTCGGCGAGGGGGAATTCTTTGACTCCGACCATTACCAGCCGGGGACCAACACCGCCGAGACCCTCGACAAGCGGCTCGATGAGTTGACCGCGAAGGAAATGAGCCCCGGGGGCCTCACGCCTGGGGAACAGCAGGAAAAGGGCCGGGTCGCCCAGCAGCTCGTGCGCGCACGGGAACGGGCACAGGCAGGGGGCAGGCGTGGCTAAGCATGAAATTGTGCGTTGTTCGTGCGGGAACCTCGTGTCCCAGTGCCGCTGTGCCTTCATCGGGAAGCCCGTGCGGATCGTGGAGCACGGCTGTGCGAACTGTAAGGACATTCTACGGCAACAGCCCCAGCTCGCCACGGCGAAGCAGGGGAAGCCGTCTCCAGCGAAGCCAGAGACGGCCATCTGTTAGCGCCACGCGTGTCGTACGTACCTCAGCCGGTTAGAGGGCGTGTCTGCGGGCCTCCGGGCCTGGAGGGGCGAAGCCGTGGGTTCGATTCCCACCGTACGACATCCACTCCTTGATAACCCGACACGGGCCAGGGTGACACCTCGGAAAGACGAGGCGATGGCAGCACGTCACGCTGTAGGGAAGTCGGAATTTCCGGCAACTCCCCGCCATGACTGCACCTCTCGACGCAGTAAAGAGAGTGACCAATGGCAGGACCAGACGGCGCATTAATATTACAATTTGAACGCCAATACGATCACCTATACCAGCAAATGATGTCCCGCCTTGAGCGCTACATCCGCATTGATCCTGCTCCCCCGGGCATTATGGCCGCGTTCGGGCTGTTAGGCCCCGTGGCTGACACCGAAATCACGGGCGAGCGGCACGGGTCCACCTCCTGGACCGATTCCCCCAGCACCCGCCGCTGGGTCCCCAAGCGCGTGTTTGAAGTCGCGCAGATGCTCGACAAGCAGGACGACTTCGCCATCTTGATCAACCTCCAGATGGGCTACGCGCAAAACGGCGTCATGACCATGGAGCGCCGGGCGGACAAGCTGATCATCGACGCGATTACCGGCACCGCCGCAAGTGGGGCGTTCGGTACCGAGTCGAGCACGTTCGACACGGCGGTCCCGGTTGCCGATGGCACGGGCGGGTACCAGATTGCGGTCGGCGGGGCAGGTCTCACCATCGACAAGATGCGGCAAGCCCGCGCCATTTTTGACGTGCGCGAGGTGGGCCTCGACGGCGTGTCCATGGGCATGCGCGAGTTTGTGTGGGTGACGTCCGCGAAGGGCCACCAGGACTTGCTCGAGCAAACCGAAGCGACCAGTACAGACTATATGGGCGTGGTCATTGTCAACGGGGCGGAACAACAGAACCGTATGCCGCTGGTTATGGGCAGGATTCCGCATTACATGGGCTTTGACCTCGTCATCTCCAACCAACTCAACCAGACCGCAGGCAACCGGATCAATCTGGCCTGGCACAAAATCGCCGCAGGGTTTGCGCGGTGGGGCGGCCAGCGCCGGATCTGGGTCGGGGAACTCCCCGAGCACCATATTGCCACCGGTGTGCTCATTCAAGAGCATATGGGCGCTGTTCGAGTGCAAGATAAAGGGGTTTTAAGTATTGTCTGTGATGAGACGTAGAATAAGGGATTTACTTAGTCTCTAACATGCTTTATCCTCTCCTTATTCATTAACAATAGGGAGAGGAGAGCATGGGATGATTCGCATGATTGACCTCGGATGGACCGCAGGATTTCTCGAAGGGGAAGGATCGTTCTGGGCGCAGCACCACATACCGTGTGTCACAGCGTCCCAGGTGCAACGAGAGCCCTTGGAACGCCTGGAAATGTTGTACGGCGGGCGTATCTACCGGATGCGGAACTTTTCAAAGAAAAGTGAGCAGCCTATTCACCGTTGGCAAGTAAGTGGGGCGCAAGGGCGTGGATTAATGATGACCCTCTACCCGCTGATGTCGCCACGGCGGCAAGGGCAAATTGTGAAGGCGCTGAGTGCCTGGTTGAGTTTTCGCCCGAAGGCTCCGCGCTTTCCCATTCGTGCCTCAAAAACGCATTGCCCGCAAGGGCATGAGTATACCGAGGACAATACCTATACCTTCCCTGATGGGAGGCGAGAATGCCGGGAATGCCGGCGAATACATAGCCTGCATTCGATGCGCAAGCGTCGTGAAGCTGCACGGGAGTTGTTAGGCCCTGTCACGGTACGTGCAGAGAAAACGCACTGTACCCATGGGCATCCGTGGATTCCAGAGAACCTGTATGTCGATCCGAAAGGACGGCGCCAGTGTCTCCTCTGTAAAAACGCGGGCCGCAAAGTCTGGTATGCGAACTGGATAGCCAAGCATGCTCCTGAGCGTCAGCCACGCGCACCGAAGAACATGAAAACCCATTGCCCTCGCGGGCATGAGTACACGCCAGAGAATAGCCGCATTGACACCCTGGGCTATCGGGCGTGTCGAGCTTGTGCCCGCGAGAAGGCACACGAGAGGCGCGAAGCAAAGCGCCAGAAAGAATAGAGACCATGGCTGAGACTTATAGTACCCAATGGAGCAATGCGTACATTACGCGTCCCTCGGGCCACAACTACGCCTATGGGGCACGCGGGCGCGTCCTCCCCTTTGACTATACCCAGGTCCTCGTGGGCACGATTGCCGACACGATCCTCCTGGGCAAGCTCCCCCCGCAGAGCACCCTGCTGATGCTTGAATCTGCGTTCTGGTTCACCACGTTTACGGCCACCGCGACCATTGATATTGGCTGGGCGGCGTATACCGATGTGGACGGGGTGGCGGTCGTCGCGGACCCGGACGGGCTCATTGACGGCGTGCTGCTGACCACGGCCTCCACCTGGGCGGGCGGCATGCTCTTATTGTCCACCCCGGACGATAGCGCCCCGATTACCAACCGCAAGGTGTTCAACAACCGGGACGAGATCACCATTTTTGCCACGATCTTGATTGCCGCGCCGGGCGTCGGCGCCACCCTCAACGGGTATTTCAACTACATCACCCCGTAGGAGGGAACGCACATGGCTGGCCCAACAAATTTGGACGTCGTGAACAACGCCCTGGTGCAGTTGGGCGGCCTACCCATCGCGTCCTTTCTCGATGGCTCGCAGGTGAGCGATACCGCGCGCGAGCTGTACCCCACGGCACGCGATGCCGTCCTCGAACTGGGCGCGTGGAACTGGGCGACGTTCTACGCCACCTTGAACCATACCCCCTTGTTTGACCAGCCCCACCGTCGCCCTGTATGGCGCTGGACGTACCAGTATCCGCTCACGACCGATCCGTACTGTCTGCGGGTGCTGGACATGGAAAACCACGCGGAGTTCGAGGTCGCCGGGGACAAATATGAAGGCCGCGTCCTGATGAGCGACGAGGCCACCGGGAACATCCGGTACGTGGGCCGGGTCGAGGATCTAGGCCACTGGAACGCGCTCGCCGTCGAGGCCTTGACGAAGTACCTGGCGGCGGAATTGGCCCCGCTCGTGACGGGCCAGGCCACCCGGAAGGCGGCGCTGCTCCAGGAGTTTCAGGCCATGTTGGGCAGTGCGGTGGACAGGGATAGTCATGAGAACACCCCGCACGTGGTCCCGCCTAACCGGCTCCTGGTGCAGGCCAGGCAGCGCAGTGGGAGCGGCTTTTGGCATCGGAGGGACGGCATTGCGCGCTGAGGTGACGTACCAGGAAGAAGCGTGGTCTGCGGTGCTCCCGGAACTCGAAGCCTGCCTCCAGGCGCACTGGCAGGAGGTGGCCGACCGCGACCTCCAGCCGCTGGCCCTGGACTATGGGGCGTATGCGCAGCTCGAAGCCGCAGGCAGCCTGCACGTGGTGACGATGCGCGCGGCGGGGCATCTGGTGGGCTACCACGTGACGTGCATCAGTCGGCACATTAACTGCGTCTCGGTGCTGTGCGGGTTTGTGGCGCTGTACTACGTCCAGCCCGCCTACCGGGCCGGGTGGCTGCCGGTGGCGCTCTTTCGGCAGGCCGAGCGTCTTTTGCAGGCGCGCGGCGTGGACAAACTGTTTTCGAGCTACAAGGTCACGGCGCCCCTGGAGCCCCTGTTCCGGCGGCTCCGCTGGGTGGCCTGTGATGTCGCACAGACCAAATGGATTGGAGCGTTCTAATGGCCTTCTGGGCAGCCGCTATCGCTGGAATCCTGATTGCCGCAGGGGGGACGGCCTACAGCATCAAAAATGCCCCCAAAGCGCCGGACCTGCCGCCCCCGGTCCCGCCCGCCCCTGCGCCGCCACCCCCGTCCCCGGTGCCGCCAGCCCCCACGGTGATGGAGGCCGAGACGGGGATCAGTGACACACGGGCCAGGCTCAAGCGACAGCGCGGGATCGCTAGCACCATTTACACCAGCCCGCTGGGGATCGCGTCCCCCTCACAGACGCTAGGAGGGTAGCATGCGCCACCTCACCGACCACATCAGCAACCCGGTGAATGATCGCATCACCATCGACGTGGTGGACGAGCCCGGCGCGGGCGGGGCCTCGCATGAGTATTGTTTGTCCTACCAGCGCAAGGATGGCGAGGGCACGTATTTTACCGTGTTGCGCTTTCAGAACGGCGGCATTGCCGAGCGGGGCGTGACCGGCATTACCAACGAGGCCGTGCTGGCCGTGCTCATTGATCGGCTGGCGGGCTTTCAGGCGGGGCCGTTCCCCAGCGACACCAACGCCAGCGCATTGGAGCACTGCCGCCAGGCGCTGATGGCCCTGCAGGAACGCACCCGGGAGCGGCTGGCGCGCGGCGTAGAAGGATACACCACACCATGAGCACTACCGACATTTTTGCGATGTTAGCCCACCTCGCGGACCTCCAGGCGCAGCACGCGGCGGTGCTCCAGGCGCGGGCCACGGCCTTGCCGCAATACCTCAAGGTGCGTCTCGACAAGATCGACGCCGAGTACGCGCCGAAGCTCGACGCCCTCACGGCCACCATGCACCACACCGAGCACCACCTCAAGGCCGCAGTGCTCGCCCACGGCAAAAGTGTCAAGGGGGAGAAGCTCCAGGCCGTGTACATGGCCGGGCGGGAGACCTGGGACGGCAAAGCCCTGGCCGGGTACGCGGTCGAGCATCAGGCCATTCTGGCGTTTCGGAGCGTCGGCGCTCCCTCCGTGAGCCTGCGCCAGGTAAAGGAGTCTGCGTGACCTTCTACGCCGACGACCAGGTGACCCTCTACCACGGCGATGCCGGCGACGTGCTGCCCACGCTGCCCAGTGCGAGTGTGCACCTGCTTCTTGTGGACCCGCCCTACTTTAAGGCAAAGATGGACTACTTAGGCGAACAGGTCACCTGGGACCGCCAGTGGGCCACCCCTGCCGCCTATCTGGCCTGGCTCGATGCCCTCGCCCAGGAGTGGCAGCGCGTGCTGGCGCCCAACGGAAGCCTGTACTGCTTCGCCTCGCCGCGGATGGCGGCGCATGTCGAGGTCCTGCTGGCGCAGCGCTTTACGGTGCTCAACTCCCTCGTGTGGGTCAAGGCGGACAAGGCCGGGAATGGGCAGTGGCGCAAGGCGCACAAGGCGGGCCTGCGTGCCTACTTTCCCCAAACCGAGCGCATTCTCTTTTGTGAGCAGCCTGGGGCCGACAGTATGGCTCTGGGCTCCAGTGGCTACGCGGCGCAGTGCGAGCACCTGCACGGGCATGTGTTTGAGCCTATCCGGGCCTACCTCGACGGGGAACGCCAGCGGGCAGGGATACCGCGCCAGGATTGTAATACGGCCTGCGGTGTCGCCGCCATGGCGTCCGGGCATTATTTCACCCAGTCGCAGTGGGCGCTCCCGACCGCACCCCACTACCACGCTCTGCGGGACTGGTTCAACCGCTACGGGCGCGCGCCTGCGCCCCCCTTTACCGACTATCACCCGGCAGGCAGCGCGTTTGCGCGGTTCCACCCTACGCCTGCCGAGTTCCTGCGTACCGACTACGAGAGCCTGCGTACCGACTACGAGAGCCTGCGTACCGACTAC